CTGCCGAATACCCCGCAATCGGTGACCAGCTAGACGACCTGTTCAAGCAGGGTGCGTTCTCCCCTGAGATGGCTGCAAAACTGCAAGCCGTCAAAGACAAGTACCCCAAGGAGTAGCTTAAATGCACGACCACGCCAAGACCGCCGTTGACGCCTCCGCTGTAGCCGTGGCTGGCCTTTCGTGGGCGCAGCTTCTGCCCAATATTGCGGCTATCTTTTCTATCGTGTGGCTGGCCATCCGCATCTATGAAACCAGGACTGTCCAGAAGTGGCTAAAGAAATAATCCCAAATGTGGTTTTTATATAGTATAATACTACTATTAGATACAGGCATTTACAGCTATGGAATTTTAGGGCCTTTCCCCACGGTTGCAGCGTGTGAAAAGGCCAAAGCCACAGTATCCGTTGACATTAGCCAACAACCCAACCTGTTAATTTTGGGCCTTAATTGTTACGAAAACGGAAGACAGGTAAAAAATGACCGTTGAATCAGCATCTTACATCAATCAGCTAAATTCCAGCTACCCCACGGCCAGCGACAACATCTCCGAGGGTGATGACCATCTGCGCCTGATTAAGTCGGTACTGAAGACCCAGTTTCCCAACCTTGGCAACACCGTTGTCCAGCCTACTGCCGCTCAGTTCAACAAGCTGGGTTTTGAGCCGGGTACGGTGGTGATGTGGGCGTCGGTCTCAGCACCTACCACTCAGACCATCAGCGGCATCTACGACTGGCTCCTTTGTGACGGGTCTGCCTACAACACCACCACCTATGCCACGCTCTACGGCGTAATCGGTACCACCTTTGGTACCTCTGGTGGAGACTTCAAGGTTCCCGACTTCCGCACCTACTTCCCTGTCGGTGCCGGGTCTGGTTTTGTTATCGGAACCTCTGGCACAGCCAGTGCTGCCACTGGCACTGATGTCTTGAAGTACATCCCCATGAACTTCCTGATCAAGACCTGAACCATGATCAATTATCGAGGCGAGAAGTTTTCTGGCTATAACAAGCCCAAGCGCACTCCGGGCAAGTCTAAGAAGTTTGCAGTACTGGCCAAACAGGGTGAAACGGTGAAGCTGGTCCGATTTGGCGATCCCAATATGACGATCAAAAAGGACCAGCCTGAACGGCGTAAGAGTTTCAGAGCGAGACACAAGTGTGACAGTGAGCCTCCCAGTAAGCTCTCTGCTCGCTACTGGAGTTGCAAGAAGTGGTAATCAACATCTAACAAGGAGAGTTCAATGTACGGTAAGGGTGAAGGTAAGAAGGCCGGGTCTTCCAAGAAGCTCGGCAACCGCAAAGAAGGCTCTGGCAAGGGCAACAAGTCCGAAGCTGAAGTCAAGAAGGGCGGCAAGGGCAACCGCTGCTAATGAACAATCGAGAAAAGGCTGCTCAGGCTCAGGCAATTCTGAACAACGAAGTATTCAGAGAAGTTCTGGACCGTATTGAGTCAGACCTAATTATTCAATGGAAGTCTTCGGACTCCTTTGATCAACGAGAATTTTGCTGGTGTAAGATTAACGCTTTGCGTTCCATCACGGAAGACCTGGAAGCGTTGATTGCCACCGACAAAATTGAAAACCACAAGAGGTAAATACTTATGAGTGCTGACCAGACCAATCCGGAAACGGAAGTCGCTAAGAACCGGCAGCTTACCATGTTTGATGTAATGTTTGGAAGTGAAGAAAAGGCCACTAATCCAGAACAGGCATCAGAAGAAGAACAGGCCAGCGACATCGTTGAAGATGTAGTTGAAGAAGAAGAACTCTCAGCTACTGAAGAAGAGTACGACGACGGTGAAGTTGGTGAGGTAGTTGAAGAGCAGGAAGATTCAGAAACCGAATCGCCTCGCTATACCGTAAAGGTAGATGGCAAGGAATTTGAGGTCACTCTGGATGAACTGCGAAACGGCTACCAGCGGCAGTCGGACTACACCAGAAAGTCTCAGTCTCTGGCTGAACAGCGTAAGGCTTACGAATCTAACCTTCAGGCTGTCCAGCAGGAACGAGAACAGTATTCTCAGGTTCTGGCCAATATGGCTCAGTACCAGAATCTGGAGCTTCAGAAGTATAACGAAATCGATTGGGTTTCTCTGAAAGAGAACGATCCGATGGAGTATATGGAGAAGCGTCTGGAATATCAGGATGCCCGTGAGAAACAGGCACAGATACAGGCCGAACAGCAGCGTATGTACGACCAGAACCGTCGTGAGTTTCAGGAAGTAGTTACTCGCAAGGTTCAGGAAGAAGCAAAGGCGCTGTCAAAGGTTCTGCCTGAATATGCTGATCCGAACTCTAACCTGAAGAACGATCTGAGAAACTATGCTCTCGGTTTGGGCTTCTCTCAGCAGGACATTGATGCGATCACCGATCACCGTGTTGTCCTTGTGTTGCACAAGGCCATGATGAACGACAGAGCCTCTAAGACCTCTGAAAAGAAGCTCAAGGTTGTTCCCAAGGTTGTCAAGTCTGGTACTCCCGAAAGCAAAGCCCAGCGCAGCAACCGGGAACGTCAGGCGAAGAGGGAAAGGCTGTCCCAGACTGGTCATATCCGCGATGCCGCAAGCGTATTTCTGGACATTATGGACCAATCCACAAACCAAACTAATCGAAAGAGGTAACTAAAATGGCTCAGCCGAGTAATGTTTACGTCACTTATGACGCTCGCGGTCTCCGTGAAGACCTGGAAAATGTGATCTACGACATTTCCCCCACGGAAACCCCCTTCATGTCCATGGGTGGTCGCATGGATGCGATTGCCGTCAACCACGAATGGCAGACCGACGCTCTTGCCGCCGCGTCTGGCACGAACTACCACGAAGAAGGTTCGACGCTGGCCGCTTCTGCTGCCACGGCGACCACTCGTCTTGGCAACATCTGCCAGATCGCCGTCAAGACCAAGCTGGTCTCCGGTACCCTCGACGCTGTCTCCAAGGCGGGTCGTCGTGAGGAACTGGCCTACCAGATGGTCAAGGCTGCGAAGGAACTGAAGCGTGACATGGAAACCTCGCTGGTTGGTGTCAACCAGTCGAAGACCGCCATGTCGGCTTCCAGCACGATCCGTAAGCTGGGTTCGCTCCCCGCGTGGGTCGATACCAACGTCAGTGAAGCTGGTGACGCCAGCACCCCTGGCAACGGTACCGCCCGCACCGACGGCACGACCCGTTCCTTCACTGAAACGCTGCTGAAGGCTGCGATTCTGACTTCGTACAACAACGGTGCCGACATTAAGTACCTGATGATGGCTCCGTCGCAGAAGCAGACCTTCTCGTCGTTCGTTGGTGTCGGTGCTTCGGGTGGTTCTTCGAACCGCATCGAAGCGGCGGACCAGCGCATCATCGGCGGCATGGATGTCTATGTCTCCGATTTTGGTGAAATGGCCGTGGTTCCGAATCGCTTCCAGCGTTCCCGCGACGTTTGGCTGCTTGATCCGGAGTACTATGGTGTGGCGTATCTGCGTCCGTTCTTCCAGCGTGAAGTCGCCTCGACTTCCGATGGCGAGCAGCGGGCGATGATTGCCGAGTACACTCTCGTTGTTAAGAACGAGAAGGCTCTCGGCGCTGTCTACGACCTGTCGTAGTCCCGGCTATAAGGGGAGGGAGTGGCCAGTGCTGCTCCCTCCCTACATAGACCTAGAGGAAACTTATGTCTGATCCTATTAAGAATATTTTTCACTATGACCACTCTGCTGACAAAGTTGTCCTTCAGAGTCAGCAGGACGTTGCTCCACTGTTGGAACTCAATCGTAAAGAGCTTCGTGGCGATTCGCCCTACGGCGGTGTTGAGCGTAACGGTATGCGTAAGGTTGCGAGCATTCCTCTGATTGTCATTGAAATGTGGAAGCGCGACCTTGGTGTTGATGTCTTTAACAAGGATCATATGCCCAAAGTTAAAAAGTTGCTTAATGATCCGGATTGGGCATGGCTCCGCACTCACGAAAGTAAGCTCTAATGGGACTTGCTAACTATACCGAACTCAAGGCCAGCGTAGCCAACTATCTGAACCGTAATGACCTGACTTCGATCATTCCGGACTTTATCACGCTGGTTGAAAATCGACTTAACCGCGACATCCGCGCACGGGTCAATATGGTCCGTGCAACGACCACGACCACCTCTGGTCAGGCGTTCTACAACCTGCCCAGCGATATGATCGAGCTTCGCAACGTAACCTACGACTCGACCAATAACAGCTACGCGCTCAGCTATCTTTCGCCTGAGTCTGTCAGCCGTGAGTACGGTACCTACACCAGCGGCTTTCCTAGGGCCTACACCAATCTTGGAAAGAACATCAAGCTGGCTCCTACGCCCGACGCTGCCTATACCATTCACATCGACTACTACCAGAAGCTGACGGCTCTGTCAGACTCAAATCTGACCAACAATATTCTCACGGAGTTTCCATCCCTGTACCTCTATGGGTCTTGTATGGAGGGTGCCATCTACTTGGACGACAACGACCAAGTGCAGCGGTTTGCCACGCTCTATGGTCAGGCTCTGACGGATGTCAAAGCTGCCGAAGATGCTGCTCGCTACAGCGGCACCGTGCTGACCATGACGGTACAGGGTGATCCGGGCGGCTTGGTCCGTAGGGGTGCGTGATGGCTGATACTAACTGGGTCATTGATAACTTTTGTCTGATTCAGGAAGAAGGCGGGAATATCCTCATTGAGGAAGGACCGCTGCTGGCGCTTCAAGAGTATAATGAGACTACTTGGACCAAGGACACTAGCACGGGTGCTGGCTGATGCCGAAGGAACTGTTTGACATTAACACTGCTCAGCTAGGCAGTTTTAGCCTGAACCGAGACCTATCGCCTTACGATATGCCTCCGACGATGTTCAGCGATGGTCAGAATGTGCGCTTCATCAACAAGAAGGCTGGCACTATTCTGGGCCATTCTCAGGTTCTGGGTACGCCGTCTGCTGCTCCCTATTGGGCTACCAGTTGGCTTCAGGGGTCTACTGACCTGTGGATTTACGGTGGTCTGACCAATCTGTACAAGATTTCTGGCACCACCCACTCTACCGTTACCAGGTCTTCCGGTGCCTATACTACCTTGGCAGGTACAGAAAACAACTGGATCGGTGGTGTGCTGGGTGGCTGCTTGGTCGTGACCAACGGCTTGGATGTGCCACAGAGCTTTACACAGGCTGGCTCTCTGTTCACCGACCTTCCCCAGTGGCCCGGTACGCTTCGTTGCAAGGCCATTGTGCCGTTCAAGAACCACTTGGTAGCCCTCAATCTGACCGATAGTGGTACAGCATTTCCATTCAGTCTGCGCTGGAGCGATGCCATTCCTGAAGGCGCTGTGGACAATGGCGCTGACACTTGGACTACCGCCAGCACCTCTTCAGAAGCCAATCAGGTCAGCATTGGCGCTACCCCCGGCCACATTCTGAACGCTCTCCAGCTTGGCAACGAACTGATTATCTATAAGGAAGATAGCGTATATAGTTTGACTTATGTCGGCGGTTCGTTTACATTCAACGTGCGCGAGAAGTTCAAGGATACCGGCTTGTTCTCTCAGCAGGCTGTGGTCGATCTTGGCAATGGTACCCATGTTATGATGTCTACCAACGACGTTGTGGCACATAACGGGAACAGCTTGAAAAGCATCATTGACGACAAGATGAAGACTTTCCTGTTTGGGGACATTGACTCTACCTACTACTACAAGACGTTTCTTGCTCACAACAAGATTAAGAACGAAGTCTGGATTTGTTACCCCCAGACCAATGCTACAAACGGGTTCCCCAATCGTGCGCTCATTTGGAACTATATTGACGACACTTGGGCCTTGCGCGAACTGCCCAGCGTTAACTTCATTGCCAAGGGCCTTGTTGACCCTGACCTTGCCAACACTTGGGCAGCTTCGTCTAATAGTTGGGAAAACGATACGGTGGTCTGGGCTACGCAGCAGTATAACCCGGCGGTTGACTCTCTGCTGATGTGCGGTACCAACGATACCAAGTTCTACTTGACCGACAGCAGCCTGACTTTTGATGGTGCCAGCTTTACCTCTAGGCTTGAGCGGTTTGGTCTTCACGCCGGTAAGACAAACAAGGTCAAGAAGGTCACGAAGCTGCTGCCTCGTATCGAAGGTACCGGCAGTTTGCAGATCAGCATTGGGTACGAGAACGAGCCGTATGAAGGCGTGACGTACTCTGACCCGGTGACCTTTGTTATTGGCGAGGACTATAAGATCGATTGCCGTGTTCGTGGCAGATACATTGCCGTGAAGTTTGAAACTGAGGCCGACACCATTTTCCGCATCTCTGGCTATGCCTTGGAAACCGAAGTGGTGTCTGATCGATGAGCAGGGTGTTTTTCAGGTTTGAGCCTACTGTTGTGCCGTCTGAGCCGACAGAGCTTACTCATTACCTAGACGATACTCTTACGCAGATCAAAGCTGTTCTCGATCTGCTCCGCGATGGCCATTTGGACGTTTCGTATGCGGCTCCGGATAAACCGAGTCAAGGTGATATTAGATATGCTGATGGCACAAGCTGGAACCCAGGCTCCGGAGAAGGAATTTACTTTTACGACTCCGGTGGCTCATGGGTTAAGCTATAAGATTTGCAACCCGGATCACAAAGACTTTAAGACAAAAGTGGCCCAATGTTGGGACTATGTTGAAGCATCAGCCAAGCGCGGTGGACCGTCTGGAAGAATAACCGCCGAGGACTTGGTAAAGAGAGTGCTTAATCGTCAGTCTGATCTGTGGGTCTGCGTCAGTGAGCAGACGGGTGAAATCAAAGGTAGCTTTACAATCAGTGAGGCAAACTACCCCAGAGACAAGGGTATCTTTTCAGAGTCGTGTGGCGGCGAGTTTGTTTTTACAGATATGTTTCCAATGGTGGAAGAATTTTACAAAGGCCGTGGTTATACATTTGTTGAAGTCGTTGGGCGTAAGGGTTGGGAACGTGAACTAGGCCCCTTGGGCTACAAATTGGAATACATTTCTATACACAAAAGGATTTGAAAATGGGCGGTATCTTTAGTCCTCCTCCTCCGACAATCGTTCAGGCTCCGTATCAGTCTGCCACTACCGGCTCTACGGAAATTAAACCCTATGCTCCGGTTGTTCCGTATATTGAAAGTCTGCTGCCTTCAATTCAGCAGACCTTTACTCAAGCGCCTCAGCTTTACACCGGCTCTTTGGTACCTGCCACGACGGAAGCCCAGAAGCAGGCGCAGCAGATGTACATGGACCTTGCCCAGTCGGTAGCTCCCGGCTTGACCGCTGCTACTCAGGCTGGCTTTGGTGGTCTTCTTCAGACCGCTCTGACGCCCGCAGAGCAGAGCCAGCTTTATCAGACGCAGGTTGGCACCATTGCCCAGCAGGCCCGTCAGATGACCGAGCGAGACAAGCTACAGGCTCAGCAGCAGGCTATTGAAGCTGGGC